CCGCGTCACAATGACCGACCCGCCCGTGACGCAGGCGCAGGCCGTCGACATCGCCCGCGCTCATATCGCCAAAGACGAAGGCCGTCTGAAAGCCCTCCTCCCCGGCGTGAAACTGTCGCAGGCGGAATACGACGTGTATGCCGACTTTGTGTACCAATACGGCGCGGACACCTTCGCCAAGTCGTCCATCCGCCGCCACCTGCTCGCAGGCAGGCACACCGAAGCCTGCCGCGCCCTGCTCAAATACCGCTACACCAAAGGGCGCGATTGCAGCGTGCGGCAAAACGGCTGCTGGGGCGTGTGGACGCGGCAGTTGGAACGGCACAACAAGTGCATGGAGGCGAACCGATGATTTGGCTGATGAAACATTGGAAACCCGCCCTTGCCACCGCCCTGCTGCTTGCCCTCATTGCCGCATGGCAGGCCGACCGCACCATGCAATACCGAAAGGGCAGGGGTGACGAAGCGGCCAAAATCAGCCTGA